TCACTCCGGCAGTTCTGCCAGTTTCACTTCGAGTTGCAGGCGGTTGGTGTAGCCCTGATCGGTGAGGTCGTGCACCACCTGGGTGAGTAGCCAGTCAGCCTCGTCGATTTGTGGTTTGAAGCCTCGGACCCTGGTGGGTTGTTCCGGGTAAAGCTCGGGCCGGCCTTTGGCCAGGGTGATTTGAAACTCGGCCACGCCGCGTTGCAGCTTTTCCCACTCAGCCCGGGCGGCTCGCATGGCATTGCTCTGGCTGGCGTAAACGTGGCGCAGTTCCTTGACGTTCTCACTGTCACCAACCAACAGCTCGTTTTCCTTCTTGTTGACCACCACCCCAGGCGGTAATGGTCGTTCCTCCTTCGGTTTGGTCTTTCGCTTGCGCTTCACCTCGATTTTCTTCTTCTCTGCGGTCTTGTTGTCTTGCCAGTAGGCGGTGACGCCGGTGTAGGCGTCGCGGTCGGCGACCGAGAAGCGGTGCTGATCGCCGTCCTGACGGGTGATGGTGATGGCAGGGAGTGGCTTGCCGCTGGCAGTGGTGCCGTTGCCTGCCTTGATGAACATCAGGCGGCCAGATTTGACGGTGGCGATGGCATCCTGTTCGGTCGCCAAGCGGGTTAGAAAGGCCAGATCGCTCTCGTTGGTCTGGTCGATGTGGTCGATCAGCATCCCCTTGAAGACTTCGCCGACGTTCGGTGTCAGGCCATAGCGGGCGGCCAGCTGTTCCACGATGGCGCCGATGGTCTCGAAGTGCCAGCTGCGCTCGCGCAGTTTGTTCATACCGCCGCGCAGATCGGCCGACTTGCCCCTGATGGTGAGCACATCCGGGGCGCCGCCGTGTTCGACCTCGTCAATTTTGAAGGTGCCTTTATCTACCAGGGAGCCACCTTGCCAGCCGATGCTGGCTTGCAGGGTGGCCCCACGGCGCGGCATGGCCAGCTTGCCGTCGCTGTCATCGAGGGCGATCTCGATGGTGTCGGCCGAAAAGCCCCGGTTATCGGTGATGGTCATGTGCATCAGGCGCGGGCGTAGGGTGCCCGAGATATCGCTGCCATCGACCCGCACCTGATAGGCGGGCGCCGGATGTTGCTGGCGCAGGGCATCCAGTTGGTTGGTGATACCAAGGTTTTCAGCCAAGCGGGTACCGAACTGGTCGAATGCCCCCATCAGAGCAGCCCCCCGAGTTTGCCGCCCACGGTGTTCAGCAGCTTGCCAACGCCCAATCGACCGAGCAGGTTGCCTGCGGTGCGGCCGAGCAGGGTATTGCCGAGGGAGCTGTCGTTATCATCGACCCGCTTGAGCTTGATGCTGAACTCGATTTTTCGGGCGCTGCCATCTTGAAAGAACTCGCTGCGGGTGGTGCTGATCCCCTCTATCACGAACGAGCCGCGCATCACGCCATCCCCCTGGATCAAGGGGAAGGCTTGGCCGCTGTCGCCCATGCTATTGAGCATATCGAGGGAGACGGGCCCGCCGGTGAGCTCTGGATAGAGCACCCCGCTTAAGTGACTGAGCTCGTCATCTGGCCCGAGGTACTGGTATGAGGGACGGGCGCCGACCCGGTTATTGCCCGGGTGGCGCCATGATTTTTCATCTTGTTGAGATTGCGGGGCCACGGTCGAGCGCATAAACACGAACCAGCCCAGGGTCATCATCATGGTGGTTGCTCCTTAGTTGCGGTCGGTCAGGGAGGCACGGCCACTGGCGGCCGCCTGGCGTTCGCGTCGGTCCAGTTCGCGGCGAACTTCTTGCGCCACATCGGTGGCTGATTGTCCCGGCTGCTGGGTGATACTGATCGGGGCGTGGATCTGGGTGGTGCTGTTGCCTCTGGCCACAGGTCGCACCGGGGTGACGATGCGCGGGCCGTATCCCGAACCGCCCGCCATGGCCGGGGTGTTGTAGTTGCCAGTGAGGTAGCCGGACGGATTGACGTTGGCGGTGACCGAGCCGCCCCCCTTCATCCAGTCCGGCAGCAGGTCGGTGAGGGCTTTTATCTTATTCTTCAAGCTCTCCCACTTGGCACTGATGCCGCCAATCAGGCCGTCGATGATGGCCTTACCCTTGTTGGCGGCCCCTGCTGGCAGGGTATCGAAGAAGGCCCAGATCTCGTTCCAGTGCATGATCAGCATGCCGATGGGGGTCCATGAGAAGAGCTCTTTCAGGAGTTCCCAGAAGGCGAGAGCAGGGGCCTTGCACTGGGCCCATAGGTCGCTGAACCACTTGGTGACCCCATCCCAATTTTTGTAGAGCAGGTAGGCACCGGCAGCGATCGCCGCAATCCCCATGATGAACCAGCCGATCGGGGTGGTGAGCATGGCAATGCCGAGCCTGACCATGCCCATGGTCAGCGCCTTGATGAAGGTCAGCAGCGGGCCGCCATAGACCAGCAGGGTTGAAAGCCCCATTTTGATGGCGGCCAGTGGCCCCAGCAGACCCGCCACAATCAGCAGCAGCGACCCGCCAGCGGCAGCCGCTACGGCGGTGACCGCCGCAATGCGGGTCAGGGTAGAGGTCAGCTCTGGGTTGGCCCGCATCCAGTCGCCAGTGACCTGGATGATTTCGGTGACGCGCTGGATAATGCCGCGAAGTGGGCCGTTCTCGGTCTCCATCATCTGGATCCCCACGTCATCCCAAGCGGAGGTGAGGTTATCCAGATCGCCGATGGCGTTATCGGCCATCACCTTGGCGACCTTGCCCGCTTCCCCCTGGGTTTGCTTCAACGTGGCGATCAGCTCCTGCAGCTTGCCGGAACCTGCCTGCTCGGTCAGCACGGTCAGGGCGGCAAACGCCTCTTCGCCCGCGATGGCCTTGAAGTAGCCCGAGCGGGTGGCGTCCCCCATCTTGCTGGTTTTCTTATAGAGCTCCTCCAGGATATCGGGCAGTGAGCGCAGGTTGCCCGCCGCATCGGCGGTCTTGACGTTGAGGGCAGCCAGCGCATCATTCGCCGCCTTGGGCGGGGAGGCCAAGCGGCCGAGAATGGCGCGGATGGCAGTCCCGCCCATGCTACCCTGAATACCAGCATCCCCCAGCTTGCCCGCCATGGCGGAGGCGGTTTCAAGGTCGACCCCGAGCCCTGCCGCCACCGGCCCCACGTATTTCATGGTTTCACCCAGCATCTGCAAATCGACGTTGGCACGGGTGAAGGTGCCGACCATCACATCCCCCAAGCGGTTCATCTGGTTAGCCGGTAGCTTGAAGCCGGTCAGGATGTTGGAGCCGATATCGGCGGCAGCAGCAATCTCGACGCCGCCCGCCTTGGCGATATCGAGCACCCCGGGCATGGCGTCACGGATTGCCTTGGGGGTGAAACCGGCCATGGCCAGAAAGCCCTGCCCCTGCGCCGCTTCGCCCGCCGTGAAGGCGGTATTGGCGCCGAGCTCCCGTGCCTGGGCCCGCAGGGCGGCCAGTTCGCTGCTCTCTTTGTTCAGCCGGGTGATCGCCTGCACCTTGGACATATCGACATCAAAGCCCATCGCCTTGCCCGCGATATTGGTGCCCTTGTAGATGGCAGCGGCCCCGGTGGCTATGCCCGCAGCGCCATAACCCGCCAGAGTGCCGCGCATCGACATGGTTTTGTCGTAGTTGGCTTTGATCTGGTTGAGGTGTTTTTGCTGGTCAGCCAGTTGCCCCAGCTTGGCCCGCTGCTGGTCGAGCTGGCTGTTGGCTGCGGCCATATCGCTCTTGAGCTGGCGCTGGTGCTGGCCCAGCTGTTTGGTGTTGATGCCTGCCTCGCCCATGGCCCGTTTCAGGCTGCCATGACGGGCGACCATTTCCCGCTCTTGCTGGGAGAGGTCGCGCACCTTCTGCTTGGCTTGCTCCATGGCGCGGGTCATGGCCTTGGTTGGTTGTTCGACCTTGGCGAACTGCTGCGCCATCTGCTGGGCGTCGCGTTGTGCCTGGGTCAGTTGGGCGCGGGTTGCGCCAATCTGCTGGCCGAGGGTGCGATAGCCATCAATCTGGCCGCTCTGGGCTTCCAGCTCCTTGATGCGCTTTTTGGTGTCGACCAAATCTTTGGCGGTGATGCGGCTCTGGCCGCTGGCTGCCTTGAGGGGGGCGGTGAGCTTGTCGATCCCATTAAGCAGGATTTGAAGTTTGAGAGGGTTCATTGTTGTTCTGCCCCGTTGATGCGGTTGTGAGTCTCAACGAGGCGTTGGTGCCAGCCCATCAGCTCGCTGATCTCCATGGCCGCCATCTCGGACGGCGGCCAGTGGGCGATGATGGCAATCTCGGCCATCAGGTCATCTATGCAGTGAGGTAAGCCTCCTGCTGCGAGCCCATCAAAAAACCGACCACCACGACTCCGGCTTTGAGCAGGTCAGCCGGATCCATGTCGTTCACTTCTTTTTCGGTCAGGTCAGTGATGCGGGGCAGCAGTTTGATGAGGGTATCGACGTTCATCTGGACGATGTCCATGGTGTTGAGCCCGCGCAGGTGGCCCGCCTTTTTGGGGCTGCGGATGGTCAGACTATTGAGGGTGCTCTCGCCGCGCTGGATCGGGGTGTCGAGGGTGATTTCTTTCTGTTCCATGGTGTAGGTTCCTGTTGTTGATGTGGTGAGGGCGGCAGTGTGCCACCCGTTGGATGGGTGAATGGGTTAGAGGCCGATGGCTTTGCGGTGCTCGGCCATGCGGTCGACGCCATCGGGGCCGATCTCGATCATGTTGAGCAAGTCGATTTCGTGGATGACGGCCCCGTCAATGGTCACTTTGTAGTAGGTGTTAACCATGGTGACCTTGGCCTGGCTGTTATCGCCGACCTTGGCGGTGCCCCAGTCGATCTCTTTGAAGCGGCCTCGGGTGAATACTTCTACGGCCTGCACACCGACGACATCATCACGTTGGATGGAACCGGCAAAGCGAAGGGCGATGCCGTCGATCTTGCCATTGCCCATCTTGCCCAGGATCTCGGCGCTGTAGCCGCCCATGGTGAAAGAGGTATCGAGAGCGCTGTCATCCAGCCCCATGTCGATGTTGACGGCGCCGCCCATGCCGCCGCCGCGATAGGCTTCGAACTTGCGGGAGAGTTTTGCAAAGGTGAAGTCTTCCGCTTCACCCACCCAGTTAGTGCCGTCGGTGAACATGTTGAGCTGTTTGACTTTTCTTGGCAGTGCCATGGTGGCTCCTTATGCTGCGGCCGCGACGCGGGCGCCGAAGTCGATGAGGTAGGAATCGGTGATGCGCTGGATGAAACCGAGGTCTTCGAGTGGCGGCACCGGGGTGTAGTTGTAATCAATGCGCAGTTTGCCCGCCTTGAGGGTGTCCTTGTCGTTGAGCTCCTCGTTGTACCAGCAGTCAAACCCGAGCAAATATCCGCCGTTCACCAGCTCGCGTCCCTTGGCCTTGATCCCTTCGACGATGTCTTTGACCAGGGAAGGGTGCAGCGGCTTGTCGTTGGCCCACATGTGGGCCTCGGCCATGGTGTCAGCCAGGATCTGGGCGGTGCGGGTGTAGTTCTCGAAGGCGAATAGGGGATCATCTGAGCAGGTGCGGTTGCCCCAGTAGCGAAAGCCGTCAGAGCGGATCAGGGCGGTGACCTCGTTGGCGTTGAGCAGGCCGACCTCGGTGTCGGGGTCTTGCAGATCCCAGAACAGGTTTTTGGTGATGCCATCGACCCCGGTCACGCCGACGTTCGACAGGGTCTTGTGCCAGCCAATCTCTTTGTCGATCAACGCCCGCATGGCGGCAGCCTTGAGGCAGGCATCGAGCTTGATGCTGGCATTGGCGGCAACGTCCCACGCTGTCCAGTCGGCATGCACCAGCATCAGCTCACGGCTTGAGAAGTTTTCACGGTAGGCCAGCGCAGCCTCGACTGTCTCGGCGATGGTCGGCACGTAGGCAAAGGCGCGCAGCTTCTTGGCCATGCCCGCGAGAGCGGTGGACACCGGCAGGGTGCAGTTGTCCGGCACACAGAGGATGCGCGGCTTGACGCCGGTGGCCGGGGTGGCCCGCTCCAATGCCTTGAGGCCGGTATAGCTGCCATCAGGCTTGATGGTACCGATGATGTTGCTGGTGAGGGCTGCCGCATCTGCGCCTTTGGCCACACGCACGGCGATAACGATGGTGTTGACGGTGTCATAGATGGTTTGCAGCGAGCGCTTCAAGTTCCCCTCGCTGCCCGCCTTGGCGATGGCCGCTGGCAGGTTGGCGATCAGCACAGGCTTGTCGAGGGGGAAGTAGGTGGCGTCGGCGTCTTCGCTGGTGCAGACCATGCCGATCACCGCCGTGGCGACGGTGCGGATGGTACGGGTACCCTCGGTCGCTTCGACGACGCGCACGCCGTGGTGGAATTGGTCCAGTGCCATAGGTTCTCCTGTTGTCCGGACGGAGCATTCTTTGCGTAGGTAATGCATGTGATATGAGCAGGGTCAGGATGCAGGGGCGGGGGATCGCAGGCGAGCGGCGGCCAGTGTATCTGGCGTGGATACACTGGATGGGCGGTGACAACGGGGTAACGGACGGCAGTAACGAAACACCCCGCACAGGGCGGGGTGGTTGCGTTGGTGGGTAGTTAGATGACCTTTTCCGGTTCGTCAGGCCATTGCGGCGCATCAGGCCATCCAGCTTGTTCCGGCACCAGGGTCAGCTCGTAGCGGTAACGCTGCCAGTCGGCCAGCAACTGGGTGTGCTCTGGCTTGGCATAACCGCCATCGACCGCGGGCTGAAGGGTGGCAATGGTCTGATTTGCCAACGTGAGGCAGTCTGACAGGCGCGCTTGCTCGCTATCTTCAGGAGAGACTCCCGTGGCTGATGGCGGTGTGATGTCGTTACCTGAGACGACCCATCCAGGCATCACATCATCGCTGCATGCCATCCAGTCAAGCGCTTCATAATAGCGGCCAGAGGGGTCAACCTCGGTGGTTTCCATGACGACATTCTTTTCGATTCGTGCCCACATAATTACCACTCCACAATAACGATACCGTTTAATCCATCTTGGCCAGCCACGCCCTGATTACCTGTTACCGTGGCGCCACCATTTCCCCCTCTACCCAATGAGGCGAGGGCTGTTCCACCTTGTCCTTGGCCCACAGACCCTCCGGCTGAGGAAGGCGCGGAAGCAATCCCGGCGGAACCATGGCCGCCATAAC